CAAACAGTGTTTTGATCCAATGATTAACTCCATGGTACGTCATCCATCACTGACAGAGTGTGCATTGGGTATTAATCCATATGGAAATGAATGGCATGAAGTATGGCAACACATGTATGGTTTTGGTAGTGGTATGGTTTTTTCTGATGAAGATTTCAAGAACTATGACCAGAAATTGTGTATAGAATTACGTTTGGTCGTTAGTGAAATGTTGAAAACTTTCGCTATTGAAATGAATTGGTCACAGAGCAACAAAAAAATGTTAATGAAGATTGTTGACGGTTTATATTTGCAAGTGTTGTTAAACGTTAATGGTGTTATATTACATAATACAAATTTTCAGCCTTCTGGTTCAACATTAACTAGTCGTGGTAACAGCATTATGAATTCCTTTATCCAACGTTATTTGTGGTATTTACAAAATCCAACTTTGAAATTTTCGGATTATGTGCGATGTGTAACTTTAGGGGACGATGTTAAGTTGGTGATGAAAGAAGCAAATTGTCATTTATTCAGTTTAGAAAGGAAAATCGAAGATGCGCGTAAATTTGGTGTCACCATTACATTGTCAGACAAAGTTGTTGATAGTGTGTTATTATGGAAGAAATTGGGTTCAACAGGATGGTTTTTAAAGAGATTTATTTACTTTAATAAGGATATTAATTCTTTTGTTGGGGTTCTTGATCCTATTAGTCGTTTGCGTAGTCTTTATATGTGTGATAAGAATAGTTTAAAAGATCCAAGTTTCTTTTGTGTTGTTGCTGAGAATTGTTTACGAGAAAGTTTTTTGGCTGGAGAAGAAGAATATAATTATGTCAAATTACGTTTACACAAACTACTGATGCGAAACAATTTACCAGTAGATTATGGGTGTTTGAGATTAACCTATGCCGAATATTTGAAGGAATTTAAGGAAAGTTATCAATTAGTTAATAGAACTTGTTCACCTTTTTGGCCAATAGAACTAGTTCCAGATGCAAAGTTGAGTTGTTTTATTGGTGAAGGAGTTACTGAAAAACTCGAGAATAATCAAATGGTGTCAGTTACCTTTGGTAAAACAACTTGTAACCCGGAACTCATTTATCGTATGGTCGGTGGTGAAGAAGTTAGAAATTTTTTATCTTTATTAAAAGTTTTTTCGCAAGCTGGTGGGTACGTTAATGATGCTAATCATTTTACGGTTTCACAAATATATACAATAAATAACACTACTGGTGGGCCTCTTTTGTGGGATTGGATAATCCTAGCTTTTTCAGGCATTGGTGGTTCAGTTATGATGAATTTCCATGTTTATGGTGATGGCATAGTTCAAGTTGCGCGTGGTGTGGACAAGTATAATACAAATTTTTCTGATAGCAATGCAGGTCTTGAAATCCTCGATACCAGAGTCAATCCAAATATGACAGTTGGTTTTCCTGGACCACGAAATGTTAGGTGGTTTCAAATCCATGGATATCAACCTGTGATGAGTATGCCACTGAAGAG